AAGTCAAAGCAGGGAAAACTATTCTGACCAATGGTGATCCAAGGCAGACTTTAATGCCTTTGAACTTTGGTTCCCTAGCTCAAAGTACCTTTACCGAAGCAGCGGAATTGGAACGTATGGTCCAGATGGGTACTGGAGCTATGGATTCGGCAAATAGTAATTTTGCTAACCCAAGAAACTCTACCGCATCCGGAATGTCCATGCTTCAGGCCGCATCCATCAAGCGGCAAAAGAGAACTATAATGAATTTCCAAGAGAATTTTTTAATCCCTCTTATTGAAAAGGCGGCATGGAGATATATACAGTTTAATCCGGAGCGTTATCCGGCTGGAGATTATAAGTTTATAGCTTACTCCTCAATGGGGATTATGGCTAAGGAACTGGAGATGACTCAAATGATCCAGTTACTATCTATGACACAACAAGGAACACCTCCATTTGCTTTACTTTTAATGTCCATTTTTGAAAACAGTTCCTTGTCCAATCGTGAGGAAATGAAGATGGCTATAGCACAGTCGATGCAACCTGATCCACAGCAACAACAGTTGCAACAGATGGCACAGCAAATGGAACTTCAAAAAGCTCAAGCGGAAATCAAGGAAACGGAAGCTAGTGCAATGAAGGACTTTGCTCATGCCGCTAAGTTCCAAAGTGAAGTTCAGGATAAGACTTCCGAAAATACTTTGGTTAAGGAACAAATGGCTATGGCTGAGAAGATGGCTAAGATTGAAAAACTCCGTACTGATTCGGAAAATGTCCAATCGGAGACTATGCGTAATATTCCGGAAGTGGAACATCTACAGTCGGAAACAATCCTTAATCTAGCTAAAGCCAGAGCGGAAAGTCAGGGGAGATAATTAAAATGGCATGGGGCAGTTACGGACTTAAAACAAATCTTACTAAAAAGCCAACTAAGAATCCAATTAAGAAGAAAAAGAAAAAGAAGAAGGGGAAAGGTAAAAAATGAGTATTTATCGTTCCCCTCTTGAAGAGGACTGGAAATTTAAAACTAAGGAAGATTTAGGTAAATGTCCTAAGTGTGGTAGAGTAGGTTGCACTTGTGATCCGGAGACATGCACCTGTGAACCACAAACACAAAAAGATTTAATTCAATCCTTTGAGGAATAATGTTAAACGATAGGGAGTTTTTGGAAAAACGATTGGAATTATTTACCATGGAAGCCTGGAGTCTCTTTACGGAAGAGTTAAACGACATGGCGGAATCCCTGGAAAATATCCAAACCATTGACGATGAAAAAACATTATACCTCAGAAGAGGCCAGGTGGATATGCTAAATATGATTATTAATTTAGAGGAAACCACCAAATTAGCGTTGGATCAATTAGAGGAATAAAGTCTAATCCCAACATTTTTTTAACTCCACAATCTTTATAGACGGAGGTTAGCATTATGAGTAGTGTAGTTGTCGAGGAAAAAGTTGAAACACCTGAGGAAGCTAAACAGTTTTCCGATATAAGCGAAGAGGTCCCTCAAAATGAGGAACAACCTTTAGCTCCGGAATTACCACAAAAGTTCCAAGGGAAATCAGTTGAGGAAATTGTCTCATCTTATGAAAATCTCGAAAAGGAACTGGGTCGAAAGGGTCAGGAAATTGGAGAGTTAAGACAATTAACCGATCAAATTCTAAAACAACAAGTTACCACTCAAACCGAAACCGCTGAAGCACAAGAGGAAGGTGAAGAGGTTGATTTTTTTGATGACCCTAACAAAGCAGTTAGTAAAGCCATTGAAAATCATCCAAAGTTTCGGGAGTTTGAGGAGCAGCAAAAAGTCCAATCGGCTCAAGCTACAACTCGTCAACTTGAAGCAGCGCATCCTGATTACTTGGAAATTGTCGCAGACACTAAGTTTCAGGAGTGGGTTAAGGAGAGTCCCATACGGACCCAACTTTATGTCCATGCACATAATTATGATCTAAATTCCGCAATGGAACTTATGGGAAATTGGAAGGAACGATCATTGATTACAAACACCGCTAAAGCGGAAGAGGAAAAAACCGCTAGGCGTAGTCAGGCATTAAAGGACGGGAAGGCCGTATCCAGAGCATCTTCCGAATCCACAGCCGGTAAGAAAATCTACCGTAGGGCTGATCTAATCAGGCTTAAAACAATGGACCCTCAGAGATATGACGATTTACAGGACGAGATTTTATCTGCATACTCCGAAGGTCGAGTCAAATAACCTATAAAGAGCTAAAGGAGAAATAAAATGGCTTTAGGTTCCAATCAGCAGACCACTACAACGGCTGCTAACTTTATTCCGGAGCTATGGTCCGATGAGGTCATAGCCGGATATAAAAAGAACTTGGTACTGGGTAACCTCGTTACTCGTATCAATCATAGTGGTAAGAAGGGGGATACTATTCATATCCCAACTCCTACCCGTGGGTCCGCTAACGCAAAGGCAGCAAATACTCAGGTTGTTTTGCAGGGTGATACTCATGGAGTAACCAACTTGAGTATTGATAAGCACTATGAATATTCCGTAGTTATTGAAGATATTACGGAAGTTCAGGCTCTCTCAAGTCTCCGTAAATTTTATACGGACGATGCCGGATATGCTTTGGCTACCCAAGTCGATACTGACCTCTTTACTATCATGGAGGGTCTCCAGGGTGGTACTGTAGGTGGTTCCGGAACGTCTTTGTGGGAAAAAGCAAAGATTGGTAGTGACGGTACTACGGACTTTGTTGGTGGTACTTCCAACGCTGCCGATATTACGGATAACGGAATACGTGCAATGATGCTACTTCTGGATAACGCTGATGTCCCTTCCGATAATCGGGCATTAGTTGTTCCTCCGATCTGCATGAGCGATATGCTTGCCCTTAATCGGTTTACGGAACAGGCATATATCGGTGACGGTAATGCCATCAAGACGGGTAAAATTGGACAGATTTACGGAATGGATGTATTCATTTCCTCTAACTGCCCAACCGTAACCACGACTAACTCTGTATCTGTACGTATCGGTTTGATGATACATAAAGATGCAGTTGCTCTTGTAGAGCAAATGGGAGTTCGTTCCCAGACGCAATACAAACAGGAATACTTAGGTGACCTGTTTACTTCCGATACGATCTACGGTGTCGGTGAATTGCGTAATGATGCCGGAGTTGCTTTTGCGGTTCCAGCAGCCTAAGTAAAATAGAGGGGGCTTACGGGTCCCCTCTTACTTGGAGTTTATTAATGTGGCTAAAGTAATGACTATGGAGGAGCTTTTATCCGGTTCATCTTATGATATGGAACTGGATAAAATTAAAAATAGAATAAAAAGCCTCTATAGGGAAATGCTTACTAAAGTCTATAAAGCGGCTAAACCTGGAGCTACACTTAGTTCCCTAGAGGATTTCCTTGATAAGAATGATATAGACTTTGGGGATGAGATTGATTCCGAATTTGATGAGGAAGTGGAAAGTATTGAAAACATAATGGAGCAACTTCTCAAGATTGATGAGAGTGATCCAGTTTCCGAAAAGCAGTCCTTTAAACCGGAGGTTCCACAGGGTAAGGAACCAAAAAGTAAAACACATGATAAACTCAAGGAGTTTAATACTAAATCTCTTAAGATACCTACAGGTGGTTTATTTACACCAAGGGACAAACATAGTTTACCAAAGACTTCCGCACTACCAACTCCCAAGGGTTCCATAAAACGTAAAATAGATGATGATCCAAAAGTAAGTAATGAAACTCTAAAGGCTATATGGGATGCGGAACGTCAACGCTTGCTTGATTTAGTGGCGAAGAGAAATAAGGAACATGGAGTTATTCTATGAAACCCGTAAAGATGAGGAAAGCTAGGGGATTTGTAAAAAAATCTAAAGGGAAAAAGACTAGTGATAAGGAACAAAAAAAACGTAATCTCATTAGGTGGTCTATGGAGAAAAGATTATCATGAGGAGAGGTACTACTAAACCCTTAATAAAACCATTCCCCAAGGGTAGACAACATACTTGGCAACAACAAAAGTTGTTTATGTATCTTTCCGATAAATGGGAGGAAACAAGATCACCATTTGATTCCGATGATTCGGCATTATACGGAGACTACAGATCACTATATGGACAAGCAAGATATACTTCAGGGAGCTAGGAAATGACTGATTACGCTTATGACGATAAATGGTCCACAAAAAACGCATTAGCCGATAGTGCCGCATTAAAGGTTGTGGATGCCGATGAATTCCATACAGAGTTTGGATTGATTGAAACTGCCATCAATACTAAATCCAACAAGGCAAGTAATCTTTCCGATTTAGCCAGTGCCTCTACAGCCAGAACTAATTTAGGTTTACCGGCAAATGTAGCAAGTACAAGTGTAGAACAGACATGGACAAAACAACAAAGACCCCTTACGGCTGCTTTGACATTTGCAGCCACACAGACTTGGGATTGTGATGCCGCTCAAGATGCTACATTGACTTTGACAAGTAACGTCACCGCATTTTCCGCACCTACTAATCAAGTAGCTGGTTCATACTACACACTCAGGGTAAACAACGGATCAGGTCCGTACTCAATTAGTGGTTGGAACGCTGTATTTAAATTTCCAGGTGGAACTGATCCAACCTCTACGGCTACGGCAAGTGCTATTGATTTGTTTGTATTCCGTTCTGACGGTACAAATATGGAACTCATAGGCCAATCACAGGATGTAAAATAATGTATGCTTTATTGACAAAAAAGGAAGATGGAAGTTTTGATGTACCCGTAAGATGGACAGGGAGTAACTTTAGACATCCCGATCTTAAACCCCTCACTGGTTACACTATAACTAAACACGCTCTACCTAATGGACATTTACCGTTCTTTGGTATATTCCCTCTTAATACTGTAGGAATACCAACAGGCAAAAGAGCTAAAGGCGATCCGGTGGACACTTTTAATGGAACTTCAGTATCCAGAGAAGCTCCAGTAGAGGACGATCCGGATTATGTAGCTCCAAAGGAACCTACGGATGAGGAAAAAGCAGCGGCAGCAGCAGAACAGTTAGCAAATACAAAAGCTGCGAAGGTTATTGAAGTTAAAGCAGAGGCGCAAAAGCGGATACTTGCCGTGGCTCCGGAATGGAAACAACGTAACTTTAGTTTTTTACATCAGCAAGTTTCAGATAAAACTAAGGCAGATGCGGAGACATCTACAGCAACGGCAGCAA